TTAAAATACCCTTCCCAATATCTTATATGTTCTCTTCTCCATATTGCATCTTCTTCAGATTGTACTTCCATCATATATTCTTGATAAAATTTTTGAGGTTGTCCTGAATCAGAATAAAACTTTTTCTTTTCTTGTATTTTAGAATATGGAAACCATCCTTCCCATAATGGAGTTTTTTCATCTATTAATGCTTTATATGTAATTACTTTCCAAGCAAATTCTTTTTTATCTTTTTTAGATTTAGCATATTTATTTAATAAGTTATTTATAAAAGAATCATAATGAACAGGAGTACCATTAACCCTAAGACGACCAGTGTGGGGTTCAATAGCAGGGTACACAACAGCGGTAACAAGGTTAGCATTTTTGTCTCTAGCTTCTTTAGTGATTGTATTTGCTTCGTGTTCAAAGTCGTCAAGTACGATGAGGTCGTATCTTTTGTGTAGTTTTGCACCTCCTCTAATTCCTGCGACATTGCTTTTACTAATAAGTTTACATCCATTGGAAAGTTCTATGTCCTCTTCTGTCCACTTTCGACCTTTCATTTGCCCAAAGTAATATTTAATTGAATCATTATTTTCTAAGTGATATTTAATATAATCCATATTACCTACACTTAATTTTTGGGTAGCGGATACCCATGCATAAAATAAAAAGTTTTCTTTTTTAGCAAAAACAAAATCTTTAATAATAGATGCTTTTGTTAAAACTGTTTTGCCATGTCCTCTAGGTACAATAATTGCAGTTTGCTTTACATTTCTATCATCTATCGCATCTGCTATTTCGTAATGAAAGAATGGAGTTTCACTACGCATAAAGTCATCTGGTAAAAATAACTTACCAAACGATATAAGATCTTTATATGCTAATTGTAATGCTTCTTCAGCTTTGTTTACGTTCCGTTTGTTTATATTTGTCATCTAAATACTTTTCTAACTTTTTAGCTTGTTTTGTCATATCTACAAAATCATTAAATACAACTTCAAATCTTTGTAATCTATCTGCTATAAAAAGAATTGTTTTTTGCAAATCATTTATTTTTCTTTTTAAATCATGTTTTGTTAAAGGTTTTTTAGATTTCATGTTGTCTCCATTTTTTCAGGTATAGGTAACATTTCTATTATTTTTCTCATTCTTAATATATTTGTATATGTTTTAGAAGACATACTATAAAGATTAAATTCTTTTCTGACTTTACTATTTAAATTTTTAAGCATTATAATAGCTTCATCTAATTCCATTTTATCTGGAACATTATCTAAAAAATGTTTACTATCTCTTTTTTGCATAGTCTTCTCTCAAGTATGTTAAGTATTTACATGCTGTTTCTGGATTAAATATTGTTGTAATTAATCTATTGTCATCGTCTTCATATCTAGGATCTATAATTGTAACAGGACAATTAAATATATTTTTATCATCTAATCCTAATTTATCTGCATAACTATCCATAATCTTAAACGATGCTACTTGCAATGCATGGCTAATTAATCCACTAGAAGGACTTTTAACAACTTGGTATCCAGATACATGAGTATGTCCACAAGTAAGCACATGATCACTCCATCCCATCTGAGCTGCTTTTGCTACGCCATGAGCAGTATTCCAAATACTATTTCCTTTAAATGTGTGCCTAGCATTAACTCGTATCTCTTTACCACTAGGGAATACAAGTCTCATCCTTGCTCCCCACTTTTCATATAGACCTTGATGATCTCTCATAATAAAATCTAATGGATCACCATCACCTGACCAAACATCGTGATTTCCTGCTACTAAGTATAACCAATTTAATTTATTTACAAAGTATTCAGTAAGTCTCCATGATTCTTTAGCACTTGTAGATTGTTGCCCATACAATGCAGATAATCTTCCTATCCAATTATTTTGTATATCACCAAGATTACCAGCAAACATTCCTTTTGTGTTATTAATTAAAGTCATGTAGTGAATAATTTGAGATAAGTCTGTACCATCATCATCTACATGAGGATCACCAAAATGTGCAATTCCTATTGGCCCATCTATGTTTATGTCAATTCTTACAAGTTTTCTATTTTCCTTAGATGTCTTTTTTTGTTTGTATTGTTTTTTTCTAAACTCAATAAGTTCTTCTATTGGTATAGACTCTGGATCTCTCTCTTCTACTTTAAATGGACTTTTTTCTAATATAGTAGGTCTAACTGTTTTTTTACCGCATGCCATACATTTCCATTGTTGTTTTTTAGAATTAGCTCTATATAAGAATCCACTTTTATGTATATTTCTAGAACCGCAATGATAACAACATATAACATTTCCATCATTATCTTTTACAATTCCTTGAGTTACTCCCATTTTATTCCTCGGATTTTATTTGTTTTGTTTCAATAGGTAATTCATTTCTTTTTGCACCTTCTAATTGTTCAGGAGAAAAACCCTCAAACATACCTATTAATCCTACCTCTTTTTGTTTAATAGTATTATTAGATGTACCTATGACTTTACCTAATTCTTTTGTTGATTGTAATATAATATTATCATCTTCACTATAATCTGCAAGATGTTTTAATTTACTAAGAATATACTCATGGTCTATCCCTAATCCTTTTGCAACATCTAATACAGACTTTTGTATTTCTTCCATAACTCTTTCCTGTTTTAAAAGTACGGTTGCTTTTTTTCTTGCTTTTTGTTCTGAGACTTCTTTGTAAGCATTTTTATATGCTTCTACAGCTCCCATTCCTATTACTACGTTTGTAGCAAATTGTTTTTCTTTATTTGTAACTTTTTTTCTATTGCGAAAATTATCCGCAGTATTTTTTATTTTTGTAGAAAATGTATATCTATTAGGATGATTATTAAAATCTGTATCCATTTTTGTACTAGGTTTATTAATAAAACTACCTACTACAGTTCGCACCCATCCGTTTGCATAGTTATAATTTTTTGTATCTGAATGATGATTAACGTTTGTTTTGACTTTTAACAATTGTACAATCCTATCATCATCACTTATAACCCAATCGCCTTCTTCTGCTTTTCGCCAATCTGGATGCACTATTGTATTTGGATACGTCTCTCTAAACTCGTCTATGTCTTCATAGACATAATGTTCTATATTTTTGATTTTTCTTTTTTCTGCCATTTAAATTGATGTTCAGTTAATAACATAACTTGAGCAGATAAACTATCTATTAATTCGTCTACTTCTCTGGGTACAAGGTATACTTTGTCGTCTATTTCTACAGGAACTAAATCCTGTGATAATTTACTTAGTATTCTCTCTTGTTCTGAGACTGTTAAGTTTGATAAACCTTTTATTACTTCAGACATTTTTAATTACACCTTTTATTTATCCCGACCCAACCACCCATTAATTTAAACTATTATGCAAACTAATACAAGTAGTTACCCCAGTTATTTAGTAAAAAAATTGTAGGATTTTGATATGTAGCCTTTTTCCCATTATATACCCCCTATATGGGGGTTTTCGTAAATAACTTTTACGTTATTTTCTATTTTAATTATTATTTTAATAATTTATTTAATTAGTCAATAAAAAGGAGAAACATTATGGCTAGAGAAATAGAAGCGCTTACAACATACGAAGACTACAAGCATCAAGCTAAGAGTCTTAAAACTATTGCATTTCATAAGTTCAGAACTGCTGATGTGCGCAGAGGTTGGGATTCTTTTACTAAGCAACAGTCTAAGAGTAAGAATGATATTAAGAGAGAATTACAAATGGATCTAGAATTTCTAAATACATTGTGTATGTCTGATGGTCATCCTTCGTTGTTAGCAGAAGAAGAAGAAGTAGTTATACCAGCTTTGGCTTGGGAAGAGTAGGCTTTATGCCTACTTTTTCTTAGCTAACTGCTATTATTAACTGTCGATAGAGTGTGGTATGTGTAGCAAGAATATATTTCCTCTATATATACTACATTCTACGATAACTTGGGTATAAACAATCAAAGGAGCATAAAATGACAAAAACAAGAACTTGCAAAGGATGTAATACTAGTATGAACTTATCAGAGTTTGCTAAAACTGGTATGTTTGACAAGTCAGGTAATCCTTACAGAAGATACTATTGCACAAAGCATGGATGCTATTGGGATCACAAAAAGAAAACACCTAATGGAAGAATGGAGAAAGCTAGAAAGGTTAGAGAGTACAAGCAACAGTTAAGTTGTGGAAGTTGTGGTTATTCTCATAAATCAAGAGGAAAGAAGTTTTCTACTTGGGCATTACAATTTCATCATCACGATCATACAAAAGAAGCTAATGTTGGTAATATGATTAGTAATGGTTTCGGACTTAAAAAGATATTTGATGAGATTAAGAAATGTATTGTTCTTTGTGCTAATTGCCACATGGAATTACATGGACATCAAAATTATTAAACTTAATAGGCACTGTTCCCTTCTACTCACAACTACAATATGTGTAGGATATAGACTCCGCATCGTCTACAGCAGTGCCTAAATTATTACTAGTAACAGCTATTAGTGTGAAGTGTATAGTGATGCTAATAGTTGACACCTATTTCTTAGTAACGTCGTTTAACGAGTGAAAAGTATAGAGTGATGAATACAAACTATACCATTGCCTATCTAACGCAACAGTTGTTTATTTGCTCCATTCAGCTGTGGCTCCGTTACGATCCGTTGGAGTCGGATGTAGGCAAAAATTTTAAACTAAATAAAAGGATAAACATTATGATTTATACACCTCGAATAATAACAGATGATATTCATGATGATGTAATTAAATGGTTTGTAGGTAAAGTACACTATTCATATTTCATAGATCGTACAATAGAAGATGTTAGTAATTATTTAACTACACAATTATTAAATGAAATACATCAACAAGGTTTAATAAAAGAATATATCGAAAAATTTGGCGACGCTTCCGATTTTGATGGCGAATACGATGATGAATATCAACAACCTTATTAAAATAAACAAAAGGATAAATAATGTTAAAAGTAAAAACAAAAGATGAACTAATAATTGCACTAGAAAAAGAATTGAGCATGAGAGAACATCTTATGAGAGATTATGAAAATAATAAAACGTTAGCGGATGTATGCGCAGGTAGAATACAATCTCTTAAGTTTGCTCTTGGGTTCGATGAACTAAACAAAGAGGAGAAGTAACATGGTAACACAAACAAGTAAACAAGCATACAAAGAAATAAATGAAGAAGGTGTATCTTATACACAAAAACACAATATTATGAGAGTTGTAACAGAACATTATAATATACATAGCAAGGGTATGTCTCTTCGTGAGATATGTGCTATAACAGAATATGAAATAAATGCAGTAAGTGGTAGAGTGAACGATCTCAAGAAAGATGGTAAACTAACTACATTTGATAAAAAGAAATGTCCTTATTCAAAGAGAACAGTTAATGCTATTGTTCCTGTTGACGAAGTAGATGGTATGCAGAAAGATGCGGAAGGTAAGATAAAACTATTACTTACCTTGTATGGATATAAAGATATAGAATTTAGAACACATGAGTTTAAAAGATCTCTAGTTGTAGGTTACTTTGAACCTATAGCAAAAGGAGATATAGCAAGAGTATCAAACAACACATTTAATCCTTTTCTTCC